CGACCGCATCGACAACGACCTGAAATACCGCTATATCAAAATGAAAGGCGAAGCGCTACCCGACCGCATTGCCGAACTGGAAGAAATCTTTGAACTACATCGCGACAACGCCAAGATCCGAGAGATGAAAAGAGATGTCGAAGAGTACGAACGAACCATACAACGCAAAGTGCAGTTAGAAGAACAAGCAAGGCTCAAAGAACGGGAAGCCAATCGCCTGAACGAAAATGCCTCCCGTCTGAAAAATAAATAAGCCATTCCCTTCGTCCGCAAAGGTATTGCCGCCGAAAGAAATCCGCAAGGTCATGCAAGTTGCTACGCAAACCTTGCGGATATTCTTTCCGGCAGCATCGGCTGGTCGCTACCAAAGGAAATGGCTAAATCTGGAACGGCAACTTCTATTTTGCAGCCAATTTCCGTAATATTCAAGAGAAATACATAATATTCTCAGCACAATGTCGATTCTGAATCACAGACAGGAAATTTAAACCTAATATTACAAATCAAAAGAGGATATCTTCAAATCGTATTTAGGACTATCATAGTCTATACTAACAGCATATTCTTTTATACCTCTTGATATGGCAATCTCGTGTAATTTGTTCTTATCTTCATCTTCAATATCCAGCCCATAATATATTGCTTTTAAACAGCCAACGTCTGGTATGAACTCATAATTATCTTCATTGTCAAGATTATAATACAACATGCGCCATTCGTGCTCGTGTTCATATTCCCGCCTATCTTTATACAAATATGCTCGATACCGATATACTTGATTTATATAAATATGTGCACAGAGATGTTCAAACCATCTTTTATCCTCGGCTTGCTTGAAAAATTCATATGTATGTATATTGCCCTCATCTAATGTAACATCCGGTCTTTGATCAGTATATATGACAGGGAAAAGGTTTATATTAAGACTCAGATTGTTATATCTAAAAATACAATCTCTCAAATCATATTCCAAAGCAAAACCCTTATATCCACCGCCGTATCTGTCCCACATATATTTAGACTGTACACTTTCTGTGAAACAACCTATTTTAGCACTATTTTGTGGACTGCGAAAACGCGATTCACGCTGTTTAACAGCAGTTTCAATCTGAGCAATAAACGCCGGGTATTCCTCTTCGATTATTTTATCAATGATTTGTTCATCGTCATACCCACACTCTCTATAATAACAAATTTTTGTGGCTTTTTCTGCTCTAATATCAGGATGATGTTGTGAAATGTGTGACAAACATATACGCAACGCATCCCGTAGTGCTTTTTGTAAATCAGCTCTGATTTTCTTATTATTGACATATAGATATGAATCATATTTATCAGGGAACATTCCCGCATGACATAATGATATCATTCCATTCCTAAACTCAGTAAGAGAATAGTCGTTCATTGAACGATACCGAAATAGCTTCTCCGGAATATTGGGGAGTACTAAACGATAAATCTGATGCCATACATCAGTTCTTGCCACTGGGTCAGCGTTAAAAGGAATATATGATTCTTCTATTAATTTCTGGAAACATTCTCTAAATTCAGACATACACATTTATACTTTCATTTATTACAAAAATAACAAAAATTGAGTTGATATATGCTCTGACTAAACTCTAATTTCCTCTTCCGATACATACCCTTATGAGAACGTGCCGTTTGAAATACCGGAGAGCTGGGTATGGACAACGATTGGAGATATATCATTATCTATTTTGTATGGTGTTAGTGAATCTGCTAAAAGCGAGGGCAAATACAAATTACTTAGAATTACGGATATTCAAAACAATAAAGTTAACTGGGACACTGTTCCGTATTCTGATTTTGAAGACAATGTTCAAAACTATATTTTAGAGGAAGGTGATATATTATTTGCCAGAACAGGTGCCACAGTTGGTAAATCATATCTTGTAAATAAAATATCAATATCATCAATATATGCTTCATACCTAATTAGAGTAAAATCATCGAAATTAGTTTTGCCGGCATATGTTAAGTTTTTCTTTGAATCCGGCTTCTATTGGGAACAAATATCAATGAATGCTGTTGGAGTAGGTCAACCAAATGTTAATGGGACATCTTTGGCTAATTTAAGAATACCTTTACCTCCATATAACGAGCAAATTCGTATTGTGAAAGAATCGACGAATTGGCTGAAACGAAACGATATATTGGATAATGATATAGTTGAATTAGGGAATGCTATCGAACATATCAAAAGTAAGATTCTCGACCTTGCTATTCATGGCAAACTTGTTCCGCAAGACCCGAATGACGAACCGGCTATCGACCTACTGCGGCGCATAAATCCCGACTTTAAACCTTGTGATAACGCGCATTATCAATATAATCTACCTGATAACTGGGAATGGACTACTCTTGGGAATATTGGGAAATGGCAGTCTGGAGGAACACCTGACAGGAAAAATAAGTCATATTACAATGGAGAAATTCCATGGCTGAGAATTGCAGATTTACAAGATGACTATATTACTGAAGCTACAGAGTTTATTACACAAGAAGGATTAAATAATAGTTCTACCAAATTTAATCCTATCGGAAGCGTGGCTTTGGCGATGTATGGTTCAATAGGCAAAGTCGGGATACTTACTTTCCCATCCACAACTAATCAAGCTATTTGTGTTTGTTCTAACTATATAATAGCTCAAAAGTATCTCTTCTATTATCTCATATCGCAACGGGATAACTTCTTTATGCAAGCAGGAGGTGGTGTTCAAGCAAATATTTCAAAGCAGATAATTGTAAAACACCCAATCCCTATTCCTCCTTATGCTGAACAAAAACGCATAGTCGCTAAAATCGAGGAGTTATTTGTAACGATTGACAAGATAAAAGAATCTTTGGAGGCTTAATCGTTACCTCCAAAGATTCGGATTACCAGTTTACAACTTTATCCACAATTGCCCGTTGTTCGGTTGCCGTGCGACGCAGATAGATGCGGGTGGTCTCTATACTTTCGTGCCCCATCAAATCGGCAAGCAATGCAATATCATTAAAGCGGTCAAGAAAATTCTTTGCAAAACGATGCCGAAAAGAGTGAGGATAAACGACTTCCCGTTTCAAACCGTACTTGTCGGCAAAATGTTTCAGTTGCTGGGCAATACCGCGCGTGGTTATGCGCTCGCCGAAGCGATTGAGAAATATATATCCGCTCGAAATCCCTTTTGACCGAAGCCAAACGACAGCTTCGGTTTTCAGTATTTTGGGAATATATAAACGGCGAATCTTGCCGCCTTTGGTATAAATATCAAGATGTCCCGCAGTAATATGCTCTGCCTTAATCTGCAATAGCTCGCTGACACGAGCACCGGTAGCCGTCATAAACCATACGACAAAATACCACTCCTCGTAGCCATCATTTTTAAGTCTTGTTTTCAGGAATTTGTAGTCTTCGTTACTGATGACATTTTCAAGAAAGTTTTTCTGCTGCACTTTGACAAACTTCATTTTGAGCTTATCCTGCTTGATAAATTCAAGAAATTTGTTCATCCCCTGCAAACGCAGATTTACCGTTTGGGGCTTGAACTTTTCCAACAGATACCCTTTGTATGCCAACAAGTTCTTGGAATTGATTTCCTTGTAATGCGCAAGGAAATAGGTTACCGTCCATACATACGATGTAACGGTATTCTTAGACAAGTCTGACTTGCTAAGATGCTTTTCGAATTTTGTTACCATAAATCTCTTTCGTTTTAGAAATGAAACAGTAACAATATAAACAAGAACCACCTAACGCGCATTATAAGAACTTGCCTTCTGGATGGTCAATTTGCCGCTTGGAAGATATTGTCGATTACGAACAGCCACAGGCATATATTGTCGATTCGACAAATTACAGTGAAGACTATACCACACCAGTTTTAACAGCTGGAAAATCATTTATAATTGGATATACGAATGAAACAGACGGTATATTCGATAACCTTCCAGTGATAATCTTTGATGACTTTACAACAGATTCCCGTTTCGTGGATTTTCCATTTAAGGTAAAATCTTCGGCGATGAAGATTTTGAGAGTAAAAAAGGAAATAGACATCCGATATGTCGGCTTTTATATGATTATCACTCGTTTAGTTGGAGACACACACAAGCGATATTGGATCTCAGAATACTCTAAATTACCAATCCCAATTCCGCCAAAGGCAGAGCAGGAACGCATCGTTCAAACAGTAACTGACCTTTTGGGTAAACTTGATAACATAATAGCCGAATTATAGTTCGGCTATTATGCTTTCTATGATTACATTATATCTATCAATCTCTTTTACAATACGATTCTGCTCCGCTATTGGAGGAATCGGTATAATCAGTTCCCAAAACATCTTTTTATTCAAATGCGGAATAGCCGAGCCTACTTTATTTTCACGCAGGGCTTTCTGGTGTAATTTAATGAAATTAAGTACATACTGCTGGTTGATATTACTGTTTATATTTAATATTTTCATTGTACTACCTTGATAACCATCAACAGTTGCATGAAATACCTCTCCTGAATTTTCTCCATCAACAAGTATTAGAGTCGTTCCTGCCTTAATAAATTTGCCGCTGTCTTTTATGGTATAAGTTTGATTCCTTAAACTTTTCACATCCAAATATGGCAATTCTGTTATAGGAATAACCTCACCGTCTGCCAACTGGCAAATATCCCCCAAGTGAATTACCTTCCAGCTTTTAGGTAACTGCTTATAATGCGCGTTATCACAAGGTTTGAAAGACGGATTTATACGACGTAACAACTCGATTGCCGGTTCGTCATTCGGGTCTTGCGGAACAAGTTTACCGTGTATAGCTATGTCCAAAATTTTGGATTTAGTCTGTTTTATAGCACAAGTTAAATCTACTTGCTCTTGCTCTATCTTATCAATAATGGCAAACCAATTTTCAATGATATTTACAATTCGTACTTGTTCAGGGCGAGGTGGAATAGGAATTAAAGTTTCTACAATCTTCTCTTTTGATATATTAGGTTGTGCTCCACCGCCGCCCTGCATTATGAATTCTTCTTTGTGAGAAACCAGAAAGTAGAACAAATATTTTTGTTCAATACCCGAGTAATCCACGCAAGCACAACAAGCCTGATTGGTTGTTGCTGGGAAAGTTAACATGCCGACTTTGCCAATTGTGGCACCATACATTGCAATTAAAATACTGCCGACGGGATTTAGTTTTACAGAGGTTTCTGCAAGAGCCTTTTCAGTAATATACTCCGGAATATCATAAATATACCCATCGTTCAAATCCCCAGTTTTAAGCCATGGAATAGTGCCTCCGTAATATTTTTTACATAACCGACTCGGAGTAGCTCCAGATTGCCATTGTCCAATATTCCCAAGTGTTGTCCATACCCAGCTCTCCGGTATTTCAAACGGCACGTTCTCATAAGGGTATGTATCGGAAGAGGCAGACTTCTTGCTGCGCTTGATTTCCCCATTTTTTATCAATTGTTCTTTTTCGGCTTGGATGCGTTCGAGCAATACGGATGCTGGCTCGTCGTTCGGGTCTTGCGGAACAAGTTTACCACGAATAGCCAAATCGAGAATCTTTTGACGTAGTTTCTTCGTATCCATATTACTCCTCGATATTTGCCAATAATTTTTGTAACTCGGCAACCGCCTTGCTGATATGATCGCTTTTTTCCTGAATCGTAGTCATTAATTCGCTCAATGTCAAATCGGCATCGTCATCACCAAACTTTATCCACGATATATCGAGGCTCGTTTTGTCGCGTTTGAGTACCTCTTCAACACTATATTTACGCCAACGGCCATTAGGATTAGTCTCGACATCATACGTTTCAGTACGAGCATTGATATTGTCGACCTTATAGCACTCGACAAACTCATCGAGGTGGTGCCGCAGCATCGGATTCGTAGCCAATGTATGTTTTACCCCCGTGCGATAGTCGAAAAACCAAATATCTTTGGTCGGAGTTCCCTTTGTAAAGAATAGTACATTCGCTTTTACGCCTTGCGCATAGAAAATACCCGTAGGCAAACGCAAAATCGTATGCAAGTTAAAGTTTTTCAAAAGCTCTTTGCGGATAGTTTCGCCGGCTCCGCCCTCGAACAGGACATTATCGGGTAGAACCACAGCAGCTCGTCCTCCGTTTTTGAGCATCACCATCATGTGCTGCAAAAAATTGAGCTGGTTATTCTTCGTCGTGGCATAGAAATCCTCACGATTTACATCGACAGAGCCAGACGGACGAGTACCGAACGGAGGATTAGCAAGAATTACATCGACAAGCACCGACGGGGTTTTCTCCAACGAATCCTGACAAATAATAGGGCTGCGGTCGGTACCGACTCCGTGCAGATAGAGGTTCATCGAAGCAAGCGTAACCACCAAAGCCGTATTATCATAACCATGCAGTGCGCTGTTTTTCAGAAAATCCTGTTTCCCTCGGTCGGTCGATTGCGGTTTCATGTGGTCGTATGCTGCAAGCAGAAAACCACCCGTACCGCAAGCAGGGTCGCAAACCGTTTCGCCAATCTGTGGGTTGGTAACATCGACCATTGCCTTTATCAACGAGCGCGGCGTGAAATACTGCCCCGCACCGCTTTTCTTATCCTGACCGTTCTTTTCTAAAATGCTTTCGTAGATAGCACCTTTCACATCGCCATCCATAACCAGCCACGACTCACCATTGATAAGTGTGATAACCTTTTTGAGATAAACCGGCTTGTCGATTTTATTCTGCGCTTTGGTATAGATTGTTCCAATCAGGTTCTGCTCCTGACTCAACTTTTCGAGCGTATTTTCATACTGCATGACGAGGTCAAGACCATCGAGGTTCGTCAAATCTTCCCAGCGGTATCCTTCGGGGATAGCGGAATCTTCGCCAAAAATCTTGACATTCTCGTCGTCCATCTTCAAGAAAAGAAGATAGGTCAACTGCGTGATATAGTCTGTAAAACCTATGCCTTGACCGGCAAGCGTAGTTGCCAGTGTCCAAACCTTTTTTGTGAGGTTCTGTTCGTTTGCGGTTGCTTGTGCCATATATTGTTATGCCGTTTTTCTATAAATCAGGAACTGCGTGAGAGACATAAGTGAATTATTTACCTGTTCGGGATTACCGAATGCCTGAATCAGTTGTGCGGCATAAGTTCTGTCCCAGTCGCGAATATCTTTTATCTTACACGAACCATTCGATGCGATGTATGATACGATTTGTTTGATTAACGCTGCTTGTGTATCGGTAATGCTTCGCTGCATCTGACCGCACCAAAGATTGAAATACTGATTGGCTGTAGAATGCAGGCTATTTAATGTTGTAATCTGACGGAATGCAAAGCGTACCAGTTGAATGATATTGGTAACAGCCTCCTTTTCCTCCTTTGCCGAGAACTTAGTAACGGCTTCGGGATTTATAAGCGAATAAGTATTCCACAACAACGTAGGATTAAACTTGCTGTTGGCAAATTTCAACTTATTCTCCAAATCTTTCAGCATCGTGTAGGTAATCGGCTCACCTTGATTGTTATATATGACTCGCAGGGCTTCAATCTCGTCTTTATGCTCGTTGATATATGTTTCAAACGCATCAATCGTATTTTGTGCCTCCTCGATTGAAAATCCCTTGGATATCAGCGTATCTTCGCCCGGCTGCAATATCGTTACGAAACCTGCATTCAGAATCAACAGATAATATCGGGCATCGGGATGGTTTACGATTGCCGCCACCAGCCCTTTACGCTCGTTATTCGGCTCATTGATGTCGATATATGGCGGAAGTGTATCTGCGTCCAAAGCATCGTATATACCGACAGCAATATCTTTCATATCAGCCCTCGCCAACCTTGCAAATTCGTCGCGTTCGGATACTTTACATTTATTATAGATACGGGACAGGCGTGCAGCCAAAAGGCGCAGATATTCATCCTGCACATTGCCATGCGTGATTCGCTCCAACAGTTCTTTGAGTGTCATCACCGGAGTCGGCTCGTCATCCGTTCCCGGACGGGTTACCTTCATTTCGTGTTCTGTTACGCCAACAGCATCGACCAAATAGAACAAGTCTTTACTATACGCATTCGGCGTAACATTCCGCAACTGTTCATCCCCAATCGTGCGCACTCCGCGCCCCTTCATCTGGGTATACAGAGAATCCGACTCGACATCACGCATAAACATGACCACTTCGAGCGGCTTGACATCCGTACCCGTAGCAACCAGCGTTACAGTAACAGCAATGCGGAATTCCTTATTATTGCGGAATTGCCGTATCAATTCGTTGCTATCTCCGGCAGAATAGGTAATCTTTTGCACGAATTCGTCATCGTTCCGACCGAAAACCTCTTTTGCAATCTTGACGATATTACTTGCATGAGCATCGTTCAGTGCAAAAATGAGCGTTTTCGGCAAATAGTCCATATTCGGTTCGCGCTGTGGATCGACGAACATTTCGGAATATACTGCATCCCGATAGGTTTCAAGAACCAGCTTTATTTGAGCAGGATTGATTATGCTGCGATTCAGCTCCGTTTTAGTATATGTCGATTCTTCGCGCGTTTTTATATTCTCAACCGTGCCGGTATATCGGGTTATCTTTTTTACTTTCTCCCCTTCACGAATAGCTCCGCCATCCTCGGTAGCCTGCGTTTTGATTCGATATATACGATAATCGACATTCACACCATCGGCGATAGATTTTTCGAGCGTATAATTTACAATGCGGTTATTATTAAAGAATGCCAATGTTTCCGGCGCAGGCGTAGCCGTCAGACCGACCATTTTTGCCGTATTGAAGTAATCGAGCACTTTCCGCCAACTACCATAGATAGAGCGATGACACTCATCAATGATAATCATATCGAAATAGTCGGGTGGCAAAGTCAGATTGGCAGGCAATGCAACATCCGCCATTTCATCATTGCTATAATTTTCATCGTCATCACTGTCCGTAATATCATCTCCTTTCAGCAACGAAAACAGACGCTGTATCGTAGAAATAACCACATTGGCATCTTCCGGAATCTTGCCCGATTTAAGCCGACTTACTGTGAAAATCGTATTAAATGGCTCGCCATTATCAGTCAATCGAAACATGCCGAATTCACCTTCTGCCTGTTTCCCCAGATTGTTTCTATCGACCAAGAATAAAATGCGGCGCATCGGCGTATATGACAGCATACGATAGGCGGCCATACATGCCGTATAAGTTTTTCCCGCACCGGTAGCCAAGACCATCAACGCACGATTCTGTCCTGTACGGAAACTATTTTCCAACTCACTGATTGCCTCATTAACGATCTCTTTGGGCGAATGGATTCTGTTCAACTCCACATACTCGGAATTTTCATCCCTTATATCTTTGAATATTACAGTATTTCCGTTTGACTGATAAACGAACGGCAACGGTCGCAAATATGCCTGATACTTAGACGGTACACTACGAGCATACAGAGTAGCCTGAGCGCATACCACATCGGATTTGACATCAACCTCTTCCCGTTTTGCTTCAAGGACTCCAACCGCTTTGCCATTTAGGAATAAGAAATAATCCGCTTCGAGGTTATGCTCCAACAAACCTTCTTCGATGGCAACAGCAGAGATATTCGGAGCATAATGTTCCCTATCTACGACCTTCCAGCCGGCATCATCGAACATCTGGTCTATCTTCTTTCGGGCTTTCTCTTCCGGGCTCATATTCCTATAATTATACAGTATCAGAAGTTTACGCAAAATTAACGAATAATACTCAAATAAGCTATACTAATTATATGAAATATATTTCGACAAAAGGCAAACTATTTATACCCGAAAAGATATAATTACAAATTATTTCACTATTTTTGCACCCAAAGAGGTATAATATGCAGACGACATTATCGAAATACGTGAAGGTTATGCGCAAACAGCATCGGCTGACGCAGGTAGAATTGTCCGAGAAATCGGGCGTAGGACTGCGGTTCGTGCGTGAGCTGGAACAAGGGAAACCGACGCTGCGGCTGGACAAAGTCAATCAAATTCTCAACTTGTTCGGGGCCGAGATCGGAGTGGTGCCGATGACAAAAACGGATGACCGATGAAACAGGCTGCCATTTACCTCTACGACCGCAAGGCGGGGCTTTTAACCGAAGACGAAACCGGGTACACGTTCCGCTACGATGCCGACTATCTCCGCCTGCCCGATGCCGAAGCGGTCAGTCTCACGCTGCCGCTTACGGAGCAGGTCTATCGCGACAAGGTGCTGTTCCCGTTCTTTGACGGATTGATTCCCGAAGGATGGCTGCTCGACATTGTCGAAAAGAGTTGGAAAATCAACAATCGCGATAGGATGTCGCTGCTTTTGGCCTGCTGCAAAGACTGCATCGGTGCAGTCGGTGTCGTACCCATCGAATCAAAGGAGAAGTAACATGGAGCGTTGTTTATATTGCTACAAAGAATTAGCCGCCGGCGAGCGGGATTTCCACAAGTCCTGCTCCAAGAAGATTTTCGGCACGACCAAAGCTCCTTTGCTCCCCTACACGCGCGCCAATATCGCGGAGCTTGCCCGCGAGGTAATCCGCAGCCAGACGACGCTAACCGGAGTGCAGGCGAAACTATCACTCGACATTGCCAAAGCGGGCAAAGGCACCCCGGAACGCTTCACGATCGTCGGTCTCTGGGGCCGCTATATCCTCAAACCGCAGACCGAACATTATCCGCACTTGCCGGAACTGGAAGATTTGACCATGCACATGGCCGAAGCTGCGAAAATGCAGGTCGTCCCCCACTCGCTCGTCCGCTTTGCTGACGGAGAGTTATGCTACATCACACGCCGCATCGACCGAGGGCCCCGCGGCGAAAAATACCCGATGGAGGACCTCTGCCAGCTCTCCGAACGACTGACCGAACACAAATACAAAGGCTCCTACGAGCAGATTGCCAAAACGATTCTGCGCTATTCTTCCGCCCCGAAATTAGATGTCGTCAATTTCTGGGAGCAGGTATTGTTCTCGTGGATCACAGGCAATGCCGACATGCACCTCAAAAACTTTTCGCTGTACAGCCGGAATCCGGGTGTTTATGGGCTGACACCGGCTTATGACCTGCTATCGACAGCCCTCGTTTTACCCGAAGACACCGAGGAATCGGCACTGACGCTGAACGGCCGCAAACGCAAGCTCCGCCGCAATGATTTCGTGCAGGCAATGACGGCTTCGGGCATGGACGAAAAGGTAATCGACAACTTGTTCAAAAAATTCATCAAGGCCATTCCGAAATGGAACGAATGGATCGACGTTTCGTTTCTGCCCGACGAGATGAAAGGCAAATATAAAACGCTTATTGCAGAGAGAATCGGACAACTATAATCCACCCAATGGAACACAAATAACTAAACCCCAACTTACTCCAATGAAACGAATCCTACTATTCATATCCATAATAACAAGCTATGCCACTTATGCCCAAGAAGGGATAGATACGCTCTACTACAACAGATCGGGCCTACTCGCGCAAAATGCTCTTTTTGCGGACTATTATCGCATCGCTCTTTATCCGGCAGATTCGACCCGTCATAAAGAATTTAAAGATTTCTATAATTCGGGGGAATTACGCAAGGAGGGATATTTTCTGTCCATCGATAGTCTCGATGATAGTAAGACCGCATTCGACGGAGAGATCTGCTCCTATTTCAGAAACGGTAATATTTCAGAAAAATTCCACTATTTGAACGGCCGACTGCATGGCGAATACACACGCTATAACGATGAAGGGAAATTGACGACACACGCTTTTTATCAAGCAGGAGAATTATCCGGAACATGTAAAACCTTCAACGATGACGGTTCCTGCCGAATTGTTGAATACAATGCCGGCAAACCGATCCACGACTATTATTTGTTGTCAGATAGCAATGGAAATACGCTGAAATTCCGAATCGCTGACGACATACCTGTCTGGGAATCCCCGGCAATTGCAGAACGATTCGTCGACTATCGGGATGGCACACCATGGGAAGTCTATTTCAAAAACGGCCTTACTATCGCCTTGACAAACTCCGTTGTCAAAGACTACGGCAAATGGCACCGAATCGATTTGATTATCTCCAATAACTCCACAACTCCCATCGAATTCGTACCGGAGCTAAACATCGCAGCATATTCCGTAGACAATCAAGGCATAACGACCGATTTGCAAATTTGGACATGCGATGCATATCTGAAGAAAGTGAACCGAGCTCAAACATGGGCTGCTATCGCCATGGGATTGTGCGAAGGCATGGCATCTGCCGGCGCAGGATATTCGACATCGACCACATCCGGATACAGCAACCGTACTGGCCACTTTTCCTATACAACAACGACTTATAATGCAACAGCCGCTTATCAAGCCAATTTAGCCTCGCAACAGCGATTAGCCAATTTCAGCCAAGCCTTGCAAGAAGAAAAAGACATCAAGCAGATGGGCTATATGAAGCAAAATACGATCTATCCCGGCGAATCCGTATCGGGCTATGTCCATGTAGCACGGGTTAAAGGCGAACGCGTGGTTTTCGTCATCAACATCGAAGGAGCCGAATATATCTACGAATGGAAATTCGATAAAAAAGCGACCTATCTTATTGATTAGTCTCAAAAAAATCACTCCAAACTATAATATTTTATTATTTTTTATAATTTTGTGATATAAGGATTTAGGTCATAAACAACAAATCACTATGAGGAACGATTCCATTAACGAAGATAAAAGCGAGCAAAGAGGTTGTATCATCAAAATACTGCCCCTTGCTGTTATAGTGATAATTATCTTTGTTATCCTTTGGGCTACCGGACTTATCCGTTTTGAAAGCACGCCCGAAACTATGGAGCAGGAAGATTCGGCAGAAGAAATTATTACGACATCTTCATCTGATTTCATGATAACTGAAACCGAGTGGAAAGCGCTTCAAAAAGAAGTAAAGCGGTTGCGCAGCGAAGTAAACCAGCTGAAGCAAGGTAACACGAAGCCTGCCGTAACGCACCCAGCCTCTTCCACCCGACAAACTGCGGCGACATCTACCACATCAGTTAGTTCAAGAGATATTACGCTCGCCAATTATTCGCATGACTGGGTTCACCCCGAAGCGACTGTTGCATTCAAAAACAATACTGACCGCCCTATTTCGAGTATTACCGGACGCATGATTTATTACGATATGAGTAATAACATGCTCGACTATCAAGATTTTACGAAATCTGTTACTATCGAACCGGGAATGGTAAAGAGTATCACACTGAAAGGGTACGGATATAGGGATAATTATGCTTATTATAAGAATGGGGCCGTTCCGACACATCCCGACCGTAAATACAAGGTAAAATTCGAGTTGAAATCTTACAAACTAAAATGATAGGCACGATTTTACAAACATACCGTGTGGTTGTCGACCCGCTTGTATGGGAAGTATTACTTGTTATTGCGGCGGTTGCAGCAGGACTGGGATTAATGTATCTCTTACGTATACACATCGCATATCGAATGGCGAAAAACAGACATCGAGACCCCTTAGGCTGGGTGCTCTTGTCATTCTTTTTCTCGCCATTACTAACTTGGATAATCCTACTTATTGTCGGAGATAACACATCTTCCCATCCTAATACGAACTAACGCTTGTTTTTACAATGGCTCTTAATAGCACCATGCATTTGCAATACGCATCATTCCTAATGAAAAACAAATACAAGGAGCTTATCGGAGAGATAATAACTTGGCCTGAATAAATATCGCCAACAAACCAACGACATTAACTCCGCATGCTCGACACCTCGCAGAATCTTATTGTTATCAACGGTTGCATCCGCACCGCCCAAATCGAGAGCTGCCGATACGAAGCGCCCAACAGGTATTACATCGTATTCGCCGGCAACCCGAAAGAATATGTCTATTGGGTGGATAAGGTGTTGTGGCTGAAGAATCCGGAATCGCTCGACCCAGCAGTTTATCAGTTGGCCCACAACGGGCGCCGATTAACGAATATCGCGGCGATATTCAAGTTTCGCGACTACACACAAACTTATTGGCTTGTCCGGTTCGAGAACGGCACGGAGAAAAGCTACAAAGGCTCCGATTTGCAAGTAACCGGTTCGTGTCTGGCCGATCCTGCATCCAATAATAGCTTCCAGTACCTACAGCAAGTCGCTGCGGCCAATGCCCTATCGGGCGATGACGGAACAGCACTGCTGGCCAAACAATACGACAAAGTACGGTTTGTATCGGACGAAACAGTATTAGCTACCTACCTCAATCCCCGTCTTTTCAAACTTAAAACCTATGCGAAACGGCGATTAATCTATCCGTTCGGTAGCAATGCGAGCCAGCTAAAAGCCGTGCAAAAGGCTTTCGAGCATTCGGTCAGCATCATTCAAGGCCCTCCTGGAACCGGCAAGACACAGACGATTTTGAACATCATCGCCAACATTCTCGTTGCCGGAAAAACGGTACTGGTCGTCTCGAACAACAACTCGGCGACCGATAACGTACTGGAGAAACTCATCAAATACGAGTTCGGCTTTCTCGCCGCACCGCTCGGCAATTCGGACAACAAACAGCGATTTATCGAAAGTCAAGAGAAAGAAAAACAATATCCGCAGGCGCTTGCATCTTGGCATACCGCCGAGGCGAATCGTCCCGAATTTCTCGAACAGATAGACCGGCAGATCGAATTACTGCACAGGCTTTTCGCCAAGCAAGAACGACTTGCCATCGCCAAGCAGGAATTGCAGGCTTTGGAAACGGAGCGACGCCATTTCGAGCGGGAAATCGGAGCTTCCGATTACAAAATCACCTTGCGGAAAACCGGCAATATTCCCCGTCTGACCCGATTGTGGTTCGACTTGCAACAATTCGCCGAAGATGCAGCTCTCCGTTCTGGCTTTTTCGGCAATATGCGTGTAAAATTCCGTTGGATTGCTATTCGACTTCGCAGCCAACAGCTGCTCAAAGGATTATCGCACGGCTTCTTCCAACGCGACTTATCTGCTATCGTATCGGACTTGCAAGCTGCTATTTACAATGCACGTCTCAAAGTATTGCGTACCGAAATTGCGGAATTGGGAACATATATTACATCGCAGAATGCAGAGGAACGGACGAAACATCTTTCCGAATGGTCGATGCAGTTTCTGAAAAATGCACTCCACCGCAAGTACGGAGTTGACCATCCCAAGCCGATATTCTTATCCACTGACCTCTATTTCAAGGCACAGGAGGTATTGGACGAATATCCCGTCGTATTGAGCACGACATTTTCTGCCCGCAGCTGTCTGTCGCCCGAAACAATTTACGATTATGTTATTATGGATGAAGCGTCGCAGGTATCGGTCGAGACTGGCGCATTGGCTCTTTCATGTGCCCGAAACGCCGTTATCGTCGGCGACTCCATGCAGCTACCGAATGTCGTTACACCGGAAGCACGGCTCAAACTCGACGAAATTGCCGGACAATTCCCCATCCCCCAATCCTACGACTGCGCCCGCAACAGTTTTCTGGAATCCGTCTGCCGCACGATTCCCAGCGTTCCGCAAACCCTGCTGAAAGAACACTATCGTTGTCATCCGAAAATCATCGACTTTTGTAACCGAAAATTCTACGGCGGTAACCTCGTTATCATGACCGGCGACAACGGCGAACCCGATGTCGTTTGCGCCATTAAAACGGTCGAGGGCAATCACGATCACCACCATGTGAATCAACGCGAAATCGACGTCATCCGCAAGGAAGTGCTTCCGACGCTTTCGTACGAAGCCGAACATATCGGTATCATAGCTCCTTACAACGCACAAGTCGATGCGTTGCAGCAACAAATCGGATCTCCGGTCGACATTGCAACAGTACATAAATTCCAAGGCCGAGAAAAGGATGCAATCGTCATGAGCACCGTCGAAAATCAAATATCCGATTTTGTCGACGATCCCAATCTGCTGAATGTCGCCGTTTCGCGGGCTAAACAGAAATTCTGCCTTGTCGTAACCGGCAACAAGCAGCAAAAAAGCGGCAACATCAGCGACCTGCTGGCTTACATCGAGTACAACAATTTCACAGTTACCGAAAGCAAAATCCGTTCGATCTTTGACTACCTCTACAAGCAATACACCGAGGCCCGAATGGCTTATCTGACCACACGCAAACGGATTTCAGAATACGATTCCGAAAACCTGACCTATGCCTTAATCGAGGATATTTTACGCAACAATGCAGCCATGCGCCACCTCGACGTCGTGTGCCATCTGCCTTTGCGGATGTTGATTCGAGATTTTTCGTTGCTCGACGAAAGCGAACGCCGATATGCAGGAAACGGCCTTACACATGTCGACTTCCTAATTTACAACAAGGTCGGCAAACAGCCCGTGCTCGTCATCGAGACCGACGGGTATCAGCATCATAAGGAAGGTTCCCGGCAAAAAGAGCGCGATATAATGAAAGACCGCATTTTGGAACTCTACGGCATCCCTTGCGAACGCTTATCGACCACCGAAAGCAACGAACAAGAACGGATTGAAACCAAATTGAAAGAAATTTTACATATCGATTACATCCTGCCGGGAAAATAATTTCATCCAAAAATCCGTCGAAAAATAATTTGCCGCGTATTTACAACGAAGCCAGCAACAGGCGCACGCAATAGCATAAAAAGCAAATAATTAGCGATTTACACTTCGTTTCTGCATCGGAAAGTAAATTATATATACCACTTAAAACCATACGATTACGAAGGCAAGAACGAAGTAAGGAACAAGGAAAAACGAAGCGCACCTATGGGGTGCGCTTGATTTTTATATACACATTGGACACTATACCCAACGGAAGAACTGAGGACAGAGCTGACGAGAAATCATTCAAACCCTAAGGGAAAGGCTACGGACCGGGGAAAAGGACCTCCGGCAAACGATGCTGAGAAAACCAAGGAAAACAAGAAGACGCCCCCTACTTCCACCGAAGTACAAAACCCCGGCTCCTATCCTACGGCCCGGCCATTAACAGATTTTTGAATTGTTACGGCCGACGATGCCACGAAGAAGACAACGAATCGTTTGACCTCGCCAACTTTCCAGCTTGAACCCCGGGAACTGTCAAATCTTCAGCTTCCTGTCCATCAACCGGCTGTCAATATCTTCGACCTCCGTATCTGCCAATTCTTTGGTGACATCACCGGAGAATCTTTCTCCACCGAATGATACATAAATATCAAGAAGTATTCGCGCGCCGGACGTATGAGTAATTGTAATGATTCCGGAATAGCTCGCAAACTTAATCTCATTTGCCACAAATCCAATACAGATACGATTGTCGTTGAACTGCGACATATACACACTGCAATTCATTACCGCAGCTTTCTTTTGCTCAAAGCTCAATGAATTCTGAGCAATAGAGGATGTATTCCCATTGGGGTCGACGAGCTCTATCCCGTACATATCGAATTCCACATTGGAACGACTATCAAGATAACTGCGTGAGGTGGTTATACGCAGGGTCCCATCCGAATCGCGCGTGGAATCATCGACGTTATGGTCGGTAATGCCAAAACTCCAGGACCTTAACCCAACATTCAATTCATAACGCGGTAACCTGTACCCGCATTGCCCGTCGACCTGGATTTTGGTGGCGACGGGACCGACGCGCCAAATGGTGCGGGTTTCGGTCGAACCGGACATGTCCGGGAAACAGAAAGACTGGTCCTGGCCCTCGTTCCAATAAGTCACGGAATAGGTCCCGTCGCAATCGTAGGCGCCGTTGACGCCTGCGGAATTGCAGGTGCTGCCTGTGCGGTACCAATCGCGGGTAATCCGCCACTCGCGCGTCCAGCCGCACTGGCCCTCGATGCGGCGCGACCGGGCGTCGCCATTGCAGTAGTCGGAATAGCGCACCACGCCGTCGGAGTAGGAGTAACAGGTGCGGACTTTCTGGTAATCGACGTAGTGATAATCCGTGCCGCACGACCCGTTCCAATAAGCCGAACCGTCCCAATCGACAGAAGTCCGGGCCGTCTCCTCCTGCGTGTAGGGGGTCCCCGTCCGTCGCTCTCCGGCCGAACCGTCGTAATGGATGTCCTGCTCCCACGGCGTAACGGTGCGTCGGCGCACGGGGTCGTCGTAGCTCCATGCGCTGTAATCTTCGCCATGCTCCACCCGCACGATGTTGGACCACACTTGGACGGGACCGACGTAGACAGCCCGTACCTCTTTGCCGCCGATGTGGAGTTTACCGACCTTTTTGTTGCCGCTGCAGATAGCCATACTCGTCAGAGAATCAATCGGTGATGATGTAGAGCGTCTGCGCGTCGGGCGTCAGGGCGGCGAACTCCTCGGCTGTCATGGGCCCGGCGATCCGCTTGACCGAAGCGCTGGTCAAGGCGCTGTTCCACACCGTTTTCTCGTCGTCGGAGACAAAACGGTGCTCGGCGTCCTGGTCGATTATGGCGGCGGGATGACTTGCCGGATGCTCGTAATTGTTGGCCCCGGGCGCAATGTCCGCGAGTTTCTGCCTGTCGGCGGAGGTGAAGTCCTCGGTCGAAAGGCCCTTACCCTGGACCTTATCGACCTTGGAGCCGAACTGCTCTGTGACGGCAGCGGCGAAACCGGGGTCGTTGCCCACGGCCTCGGCGAGCTTGCGCAGAGTGCCGAGCGTTGCGGGGGCGCCGTCGACCACGTCGTCAATCTTACTGTCGGCATACGTTTGGGCTTCGGCGAGCGCCGCGGCATCGGCGGCGGCGAAGTCGCTGCGGATGGAATCCTCCTCGTCCGCAGCGCGGGCGGCTTCGTCGCTGATGAGCCGGGCGAGCAGCTCGTCCTCGGTGTCCAGCTCCTCGATGTTGTCGTTGATGCTGCGGTGCTCGAAGATCGATTCCGCACGGTACGCGGCCAGGTCTTCGGCAAGGGCGTCGGCCTTGGCTTCGAGCGCGGCTGCGTCGGCCGCGTTGTACTTGTCGTTGAGGCGTTCCGCCAGCCCGTCGACCGACGTGACAGGAATCGTGTCGTTCTTGTGGAAGAAGCTGTCCATCCAGTCGCCGAACTGCGCGGCGGTGGGATAACACCCCTTCTGGAACCACTTTTTCAGTTGGTTCAGACTTCTAATGGCCATGGTCGTGTCGTTTTGGTTACTTTATCCTTATGATGTAGGCGAGCGCGTAATACGGCGGACGGTTTTCGTGTGCTGCGTTGCCGCCTCCCGGCTCGGTATTGTGCGTGCGGTAGTAAAGGAAATGGTTGTCGTGGTCCGTCCGTTTCGAGCCGATGGTCGGCGAAGACAGTTTCTCCCGGCCGCTGCATCCCGGTTCATCGAAATTTTCCGAGAAGTAATAGTCCTTCACCGGGTGCGTATGCGACGGCATCTCGCCGACGGAGAGGCGGTGCGTCTTCTCGCCGCCGACCTTTCCGTAGGAACCGTAATCGGTGTCGCTGGCATTGTAGCCGACGACGAAACGCCCGCGCAGGTCAGGCAGGCGGAAGTATCCCGAAGTGGTGGCATACCGCCGCCCGTTGCAGTCGTAGCTCTCATTGAACCGGGTGCCGAGGGCTTCGTAGAGCTCCTGGTAGTCGGCGATCTTGAGCTCGCGGCCGTCGCACAGCTCGTAGTTGTCCGGGACTTTCGCCCCGGCCCATATCTGCACGATGCCCAGCGGCGGCGGCATGAGCAAGGCCAGCTCCGCGCGCAGAGCCGCAATCGTCAGCTCCTGTTGCTGGATGGTCGGGATGTCCCTCATCTCGGTCCAGGCATAGTTCTCCTCGCCGATGCCGGGCGCCAGGCTGCGGACCGTATAGGCTTGGGGGAATTCGTAGCCCTGGGCGGAGACGGCGGCCGCCTCCTTCTTCAGATACATGCCCGCGGAGACGCTGCCGCCCTCCCAGTAGAGGATTTCGCCCTCCGGGAACTCGCGGGTGCGCAGGAACACATAGCCGGGCTGCCGGGCCGAGCCGCCCTGTTCCGGTTCGCAGCCCAGGAGGACCGCCTTGTCTCCGGCGATGTTGCCCAAAACGGCCAGGATGGCCTGGTTCTGCTGGAGCGTGTCGAACGTCTCCGCGTCGACGGGAAAGTCGTTGTTGGGCTGGGTCAGGAAATTGCCTAATGTCGTTTTCATCAGAAATAACTTATTGCGAATCGTTTGGATGCCAGTTTGTAGGTGTTGGCCACGGCCGTGAGCCGGGATTCGGCGGAGCCGCGCAGCGCCAGGGGGAGGTTCACGACGAAATCATATCCGCTGGCACCTCCGAATCCGCGGCGGTTGACCGCAAGCGGCGCCGCGGCGTGACGCCGCGGAATGCGCACGGCCTGCGCCTGCGCCCGGAGACGGACCAGCAGCACCCCGGCACTCTGTGCGGTGTCGGTGACGGTGATGCGCCGCAGGTCGGGGTCGAACGTGTCGTTGAGCACGGCCCTCAAATGACACACCTGGCCGTTGTGGTCCAGCCGGTAGGCGGTTTCCCTGCGAAAGAGCGTCAGCCGCATGTGGAGCTGCGCCAGGGGCGTCAGAGCGGCGTAGAGCAGCGAAGCCATGAGCGGCTGCCGCAGAAACGTGGGGAGCAGCAGCAGCCCCAGCTGCCGGATGTTGATGTCATACTTGCTCATGGGCTTTCATCGTAAGGGTGATTTGCCCGGCCCGGAAATACCCGGCGGCAGGCACGTGGCGGGCGTCGATGGCCGTCACCGCCGTCATGCCGCTGGCCGAGGCCGTCGCCTGCCTGAACTCGGCGATGAGCACCCCCTCGACGGCCTGCAGCGCGTCGATGAGCGCCATGTTGGTGTATTCGCCGTTGAAAGGCAGGTTGGCGATGTAGCTGCGGATGGCCGCTTCGCAGTCGCGCCGGACGTTCTCGGGCAGCAGCATGGGGTTGTAGTAGATGTCGACCGAGCAGTTGAAGGTGTCGGCCTCCCGGTTCACAAGGTTGATGCGCACCCCGGCGTCCTTGATTTCGGCCAGGTAGGCCGCCAGCTGCATCTCAACCTCCGGGTCCAGGCAGCAGCGCACGCCGTCCTTCTCGCCGGCGACCTTGACCGTCAGCAGCGAGGCATTGCGGTTCTCGTCGGCCGTGACGTACTTGACCACGCGTGCCGCGTCGACCTCCTCCTGCGTCATGCCCGACGTGTCGTAACGGTCCGTATCGGGCATCAGCGTCCGGTCCTGCATGAACTCCAGCACCTTGCTTTTGTACCACTTGGCCCGGTGCGGGATGATCTCCCCGATGCGCGCCTCGACTTCGGCCCGGTGCGTCTCGAAAAGCCGCTCCACCACCCACGCCGCCGAGGCGAAGACGTAGAACAGCAGGTTGACGACCGACACCTTGCTGAAGTGCGCCGCGAAATTGTCGCCTGCCGGAAACCCGAACAGGTCGGCCACCGCCTCGTTCTTCATGAAGTCGGCGGCGATGCTCTCTTTGATTTGGTCGATTGTTCTCATCAGCTTACGATAAAGTCTGTTTCGATGCCCATGAATCCGATGCCGCCCCACGGCACGCGCGCCGCATCCCCGGCCGAAATGGCCGTGGCGGGCTTCGCTCCCCGGGCGGCCAGGGCGGCAGCGATGCGTTTCCTGCCCACGTCTTCCGGCGCGATTTCCAGCTCCTGCCCGGCCGTGAGGCTGTCGGTCAGGGCTATCCCGTTGCGTTCGGAAAGGGCGAACGCCGCCTCGAACGAACCGCACTCCTGGAGGGCCATGTCCAGCAGCGACTGCCTGTTATGAATCGTACTCCGCATCGACGGTCAGTTTGTTGTTTTTCAAATCGAGATCGACGGTTTTCACCTTCATGCCGTCGGCTTCCAGCTGCAAGGCTATTTCGCGCCGCCAGCCCGTGGTCTCGTTGTCGCCCAGGGCGTCCGAGATGCCGGCACCGAGGGTCGGGTATTCCTTGAATTCGCCCTTGGCGGCCCGGAGAATCAGCGCCTGGTTTTGAAAGGTCGCGGTGCCGACCTCCAGCCCCTGCGCAATCAGCCCCGCACCGTCGCGCCGGGCCGAGACCGCGAGGTCGCCCGTCGCCGGGTCGAGCAATATGCCTGTGTCTTTTGCCATCAGTGCGTGATTTTGTCGTTTTCCAGTTCTTCGAGCCGTATTGATGCAGCAGCCATTGCCGTATCGAACGTCGTCGCCCCTGTGGTTCCGTTGGCCCCAATGCCTGCTCCAATGGCCTTGATCCCGGCAGATACGGCTTCCTTGAGTGTTTCGCAATAGGTCTTAATGCTTTCGAGCGAGCGCTCCAACTCCTCGACCTTCACCAACCCGTGGTTGGCACCGTCGTTGAACGTTATCTTGCCGTCCTCGACCCGCAGCTTGCTGCTGCCGGATTCGACCGTGACCCCCTCGGCATCGGCCGTGAGGGTGGTTTTGCCCCGGTGGCAGCGGACCGATTCGACCTCCGAATAGCCGATGGCGCACAGCTCGCGCAGGCTGCCGCACGAGAGGTCGGCCACGAGGATGACGCTCCCCCGGGCCGGAACGACGAGCAGCCCGTTTTCCGAACCGCCGTCGATGGACGACAGCCGGATGCCGGGGATTTCCAGGTCGCCCAGCTTCGCCCGGCAGAGGTCGCCGTCGACCCCGACGACTTCCATCAGCCGGAAACTGAACGAGGGCCTGTCCGTGCCCGCAATGGAGCGAAGCAGGCTCCGTATCTGTGTTGGCTTGTCCATCCTATCCGAGTTTTTTGCCGATGGTCGTCTTGCGGCTTCCGCCTTCCGCCGAGAAAGTCGTTTCGACGGCCACCACGTAGTATTTTCCCGTCCGGTATTCGTGGTCCGCATCGCGCAGCTCCACCACGTCCGCCGGCTCGATGCGCGGCACGAGCCACCCCGTGAAACTCCCCTCGTAGCCCGTATAGTCGCGGATGTGCAGTTCCTCCTCGGCCCGTCGCTCCAGCGTCGTCCGGTCCGACACGCCCGGCAGCTTGAGGGTGAACTTGTCGCCCCCGGGCGTGCCCCTGGTCACCTTGACCGTTCGGCCTTTGGCGTCCGTGCCCTCGACGGCGACGATGAGTTTCTGCTTCCCGGCCTCCCTGTACCTGAGGTCCGACCTCTCGATGTTGACCGCCGAATCGCAGATGACCCTCCGCCCGGTTTCGGCATACTGCGGATGGACATGAAGCGTCGTGCCCCGCAGGTAGATGTTGGCGCGGGTCTCCTCCTGCACTTTCTTCAGCACGTCGAATCCCGTGGTTTCGTAGATGGCGAACCTGTCGTACTTGAAATCGTAGTCGCACGAAAGTTCAAGGCCGCCCAGTTCGCGCAGGACGTGCTCCAGCAGCTCCTTCACGCTGACGGACGCAAGCACGGCGTTCTTCAGGTCCCGGCGGAAGCGGTAGATTCCGTCCTCGCAGCGGATTTTGACAGCCCCCTCTTCCCTGCCGATGCGGCTGACGAAGCCCTCGAACTCCACGGGAAGCTCCTGCCCCCGGGCGTCGTAGCCCAGGCGGATGCACACGGGGTCGCCCTCGCCGAGCATGGTTTCGAGCTCCGGGGCATAGCTGCAAACCGCGCCGGGCAGCGTAATGGTGGCCGTGTCGGCCAGGTTCTCCACGCTGCGCGTCACGACGACGCTTTCCAGCGTCGTGAGCCGGAACGGGCCTATCGTTATGTCGAAATTCATGGCATACATGGCCGTGTGCTGTCAAATCATTATCAGAAGGTCCTCGGGGTTGTCGCTGTAAGCCTTGATTTCGTAGTGCTGGTTGTTCATCCCCTTGGTGTGCGGGAACGAGGCGCTTTCGATGGCCAGGTAGTAGATGCCGAACAGGCGGAGCATCTCCTGCTCGGCCTCGACGGCCTGCCGTTCGCCGAACAGCTCCAGCATCCTGCGCAGCTGGCTTTCGGGGTACTTCGATTCGTCGGCGCCCGACACGACGCCGCGGATTGTCACCTCGTAGTCGTCCTGGCCCCATTGTTCCTTGACGGTGCCGCCCGTCTTCGACTTGGCCGCCTTGCGCCGGACAATGGTGTTCTTGCCGCTGACCGAGACGAGCGGTTCGAGCGGGAGGGTGAACCACTCCCTGTCGCCGGGGCGTCTCACGCGCATCGGCATGACCGAACGGACAACGCCCGCAGCGTTATAGCCGTCCATGATTTCGCCGATGTCGTTCACCCGGGTGATGACCTCCCTCTGCGGGGAGATGAAGAACGGAGGGATGGCGCCGAAGCGTCCCGACGCCTTGCCGGGGGCAATCGCCGCCGGGTCGAACGGACTGCCGCTCCAGCCTGCGTCCGCGCGGGGCGCGAGCCGGTCCAAATCAAATGATGCCTTTGCCATTACATTGCCGAGTTAGCCGTTTGCAAAACACGTATCAGGGCGCTTTCGAGATCGCGCTGCATCCGGTCGCGGTCGCCGTCGTAGCTGCCGAACGAGAGGTGCCCGACCAGCGAACCAAGGTTGATGGTCACCGACTTCGCGGGACTGCCGCCGCCGTCGGCAATGGCCGAAACCACACCGCCGCCCGTCATCCCGGCCGGAAAACCGCCACCCGGGAAACCGCCGCCTGCTTCGCCGAGGAACCCGACGGCAGGAATCTCTGCCAGGCCCCCTCCGCCGA